TGTCCGGCAACCCTATTGGTGTAAGCAATTGTAAAGTCTGCATATTGAGTTGTGCGCGTACTGTCCCACGCTTGTGCAACTGCGGTCCAACCTGTCAAGTTGATTGGTAAACCAGCACTGTCTTCAATTGTCAGTAGGAGACTGAAGTCAGCGCGACGCTGAAGCTTGATGTCGTAGACCCCAGGTTGAAGCATGCGCGTGTCCTCCTGAGGCAGTTTACCGAGCTCGGGTCAACGCAGACTTCGAGCTGCGGCGCGGATTGGGTCGTACAGACCGATAATCGCGGCCACCTGATTGGCGGTGGCCCGTTTGCCTGAGACATCAGCGATTGCGCTGGCAACGGTGCCAGCGACCTTGGCCGGAGAGGCGTTGTTGTACAGCATCAGCGGTACCTCGGCGTCCAGCCGCTTGTAGATCTCGGGCAGACCGCGGCGCAGGCCCTCGTCGAGGGCGGCCTTGAGCAGGGCTTTGGCCAGGGCGATGAGGAAGGATTTCATGAGTCTTCGGAGGTGGGGCGTTGCCGTCCTCGGGGGGCGGGGCGCTGGCCGGGCGAGTCTGTGATGTAGGCCCACAGCGTCGAGGTGGCGCCGCCGGCGACGGTGAATGCCTGAGTCCACTGATTGCCGCACTGACCAGGGCGACGAAGCTCGCAACTGACGACGTTGGCACTGGCCATCAGCAGCATGTAGGCGTAGCAACCAACTATGAGGCGGAGAATGAGAGCAACGATGCTGAGGTTGGTCACGGCCTCATCCTCGGTGGAAGCTGTTGTTGTGGGTAGTTGAGCGGCGCTGGTTGCGCCCGGTAGGCAAAGGCTCCTTTGATTTCGGACCAGATGACGGGGCTGAGCATGGCGGCGACTACGGCCAAGATGACGACTTGCGCCATGCGGGTTTCGAGCTTGCCTACGCGCGAACCAAGGCTGCTTCGTTCTCGGCCATCGGCAATCGCGGCATCTAGCAGGGTTTTTAGTTGCCCCTCGAGCACGCCTATCGCTCTGAGGATCTCACCGTGACGGGGCTCGTTCATGGGGCAGAGAGCTTAGACGGGGGGCCTTTTGCGACTCAAAACGGGCGGATTGAGGCGCGTTCGGTGAGAGTCACAGGCCACACGGCAGTTTAGCGACGGGCTCGGGGGGAATACACCACTTTGGATTACCCGTTGCCCTGGCCTTCCAGTGTAATGCCCCATTTTGTGGCAAGCCATGCCTGTACGGCGTCGCGGTCGGTGGGGCTTAGGACGGAGGGGAAGATGACGTACTCGCCAATCAGGCCGGACCAGCCACGGTTGAGGTAGGAGAAGTTGCGATCGTTGCCTATTTGAATACCAGAACTTGAGAAGATCGTGTTACCGGAGGAGCTGTTGATTTGCATAATGGCAGGATCTTCGATAGAAGGTGAGCCAAACAAGCCACCTGAAAACTTGTTGCTAGTGCCACCATTGATGAAAAGCTGGTCAAAACCAGTCCCGTCTTGCGTCAACGATGAGCCGTATGCCAGCACATACCAATTACCATTGTGTGCGGTAAGAAGACCGGCATAGTTACCTGCGGTGCCGCCAAAGGCAGCATCAACAACTACATACACTTCCCCGATTGTTATGGGAGTACCATCATTGTTAGCGTGGTACAAGAAGTTGTCATGGTCTGGGCTTATGCCCCAGTCCAAGCACTTCAGTCCGTTAATGCCAGTGACGTAATACGGATATGGACCGGTGGCCGATTTTGTAAGAGTCCAGCCTCGGCTGCCTTTATCAGTGACCTGAGCAATTTCGCCGCTTTCTAACACCCCTACAGTCGATTCATCGGCAAAGTCGTACCAGAGAACGGGGGACAGTGCGGGGATGGGATTTGGCGCGGCGGGTGGAGTCGGGAAAGGAGCGGTCGGAGGCGTGAAGTTGGCGGTATAGCGGGCGATGCCTTTTGTTACCCTAAATTCGTCTATTTTTCCGTTCCACGCGTAACCGCTGCTAAAGTAATATCCAATAAAAAGCTGGTTATTTGTCAGGTCAGTAGTGTCACTAGACGTAGGGCCAAGCTGCGTTCCGTTGATAAACAATCTAAGGGCTGATCCGCTGCGAGTTATTGCAAAATGCTGCCATGAGCCAGCAGTCGCAGCGCCAGAAGTGTAGCTGGGTGATAACATCGACCCTGTGGTTCCAATGGCCCAGTTGTTTTGATAGATGGCAGCAAATAGTTGAGATCCACTGGTAAACAGTCCATCGTTGTCGCTAATGACATTAGGATAAACCCAGCATTCAACTGTGAAGTCACCAGTGCCGAATGCAAACGAACTGTGCGCTGGTGTCTCTAGGTAATCCCCAGCGCCATCAAGCAGCAGTGATCCGGTCCCAAACTTTGAATCAGTGGTGCTGACTTGTGCATTTCCGCCCACGGTGATCGTGTGCGTATTGCTGCTCAGGTCTGCAAATGTTGTGGATCCATTTGACCCGTCCATCCGCAGCAGCAGACTGACATTCTCCCAGTACGGATCAAATTGAGGTCCGATCGGCCAGATCCCTGCCCGCTTCGCATCGCACTGCTCATCGAGCAGCCAACTGCCGCTGGCGTTGCTTGTAGTAGAGACGCGGCGTGGACCCATGAGGCCGCCGTTGCTTCCGATACGTGGCATGGTTAGAAGTTGGGGAAGGGGGCGGTCGGTGGGGTGAAGTTGGAGGTATAGCGGGCGATACCTTTGGTGATGCGCAGTTCGTCAATATAACCAAGCCAGCTATCAACTCCAAAAGTTGAATTAAATGCGTCCGAAATGCGTATTTCATTAACGCTTGGATAAGTTGAAACAGTTGAAGGATAGTTAGCATCCCCAGGGGAATTGATTGTTCCATTAAGGAATGCCCTGTAATCATTGCCTCCCGCTCCAGTCCTAACGTAAGCGAAGTGATTCCAAGTATTAGCAACAACAGCCCCAATAGACGCTGTATTCATGTAGTGTGCAAATGATCCTCCGGTCTCAGAGCAGTAGGCGCCAACATTACCGCTGCCGGTCAGGAACACGATAAGCGTCGGCCATCCCCCGCTTATTCGGGGCATTACAAAAAGAGTGCGATCTGTAGTGGCGGGAGGTACATAAAACCAAAACTCAATGGTAAATAAATCAGCGCCAAAAGAGAATGCGTTTGAATCGGTAACGGTTAAGTAATCACTTGTACCATCAAAATAACCACTGGTGCCACCAAATTTGCTTTGTGTTGTGCTGATCTGTACGTTGCCTGTGCGCGTAACTGATCTTGCACTTGGCCCACTATCTGTAAATGTCGTACTGCCATTGCTACCGTCCATGTGCAGTAGCAGACTTACGTTGGCCCAGTAGGGGTCGCCGCCTGCGCTTGGCCAGATTCCCGCGCTCGCCGCGATCTTCTGCTCGTCAAGATCCCAGATACCGCTGGCGTTGCTGGTAGAGGGGATACGGGGCTTGCCGCGAAGGCCGCCGTTGTAGCCGAGCAGTGCCATGACTCAGGGCTCCGGTGATGCGGGGGTGGCGTTATGGGAGTAGAGCATGATGACAATCTTAGGAAATTGGTATAAAGGTAGGAGGAGTAAACGAGGACGTACCAGGGTAGCGACACACGTTGGATGTCATGCGTAAACCATCTAAGTACCCCAATACGCTAGTTGGTTGAGAGTAACTACCGCAACAGGCAATAGTGCCGGTTAAGTTTTCGGTGAACAGAGCCTCCTGCTTGAATACTCCGTCGTAAAAAACTCTAATAGTCCCACTTTGCCGAACAAGAGCGACATGGTGCCATGTATCAAGTGTTATGGTACTCATGTTTTGAAACCCATCCAAAATCATGTCAAAACCCGGAGTAGAGCGGATAAAGAAGAATTGTCTACCTAGGCCATCATCAAATAGATAAAGACCATATGTACCGTTTTGGTTGGTTACAGTAAAAAATGATTTGTATCCTATAGTAAGTTCTGCGGGATTCCAGAAGCACTCCCATGTAAAATCATCAGTACCGAATGGCGCTGTTCCTGATGCTGATAGTTCCCCCAGTCCGTTTGACGAGTAGAAAGACGAAGATCCAAACTTAGCTCTGTCAGTGCTAATAAATCCTGGACTTGTACTTGAGATAGTCCGATTATTATTGCTTAAATCGGTGTATGATGTTGAGTTATTGACACCCTCAAATCCAAGAAGAAGTTCAACATTTTCCCAATACTGATCGAGTGACGGCCAAATCCCCGCACCCCTCGCGAGCTTTTGTTCCTCAGGATCCCAGATCCCACTGGCGCTTCCGCTATTCGGAACGCGCCGTGGGCCGATCAGTCCGCCATTCGTTCCGATACCAAGCATGATTCAGGGCTCCGGTGATGCAGGCGCAGGCGGCTGCGGCCAGGTGATGTCAAACGGGTTGGGCGCATCGGCCAGGTCGCGCAGGGCCTGGCGGTAGGTCGCCCAGGCTTCACGATCGGCGCCGAGGTCGTAGTCAGTGATCTGCGTCCAGTCACTGGCCCTGAGCAGCTGGATGCGCTGCTGGCGGATCCTGGCG